TACTGGAGATAATGTTCCTATATATAAGTCTGCATATGTTTATGAAGTAATCACTAAAGATATGCTTGGATTGGAATACTATAGAAAGAATTATGATTTGTGTTTCTTAAAAGTACCTATTCTAGATCCTAATGCATATGCTGTTATAGAACGTAGAGATTTGAGAAGAAGTTATGACTCAATTACTTTAGCAGATCCTTTCTGGGATGGTGTATCTACATTTGATCTTCTTACTGATGAAGAACGTGATAAGTTACATCAATCTAAGAAACAAGAGATTCTAAATAAAGACTTTACTATTGAACGTACTAAATATATAGCTGTAGAAGCTAATATAGATTTAGTAAAGATGTCATATCAAGTAAGTTACTTTATGAATATGCTATATGATAAGCATATGGATGAAGAAGATTTGATGGTTGAAGTGGACTCAGAAATATCTGATGATAAAGTTAGATTAAATGATTTGCTTACTTTTGCTATTGCTCTTAATTTTATATATAATGGTACAGAACCAGATAATATTGCTAGCGATATGGAAAAGAATATGTATATCAATGGATTTAACTTTGATACAGACTGGTCTACAATATATAACTATCTTGAGAATAAGTGTTATATCAATAATAACTATGATAATGAGATTCATGAATATACTTATATAGATGAGTTTGGTGTATCTCATACTAATGTAGGATATGGAATGGATCCTATGGGAAAAGGTTAACTGAAATATACGATGATACTGTAACTTATGGTACAGCTTATTGTAGTGACGAAGAAGACTATGTAGAAGTTAAAGCATATTTCGGATATCCTATATATGGATATAATGAGAATAATGAACCTATATTCTCTTATTCAGATGAGGAAAATCAACCTACTGGTTCTCCAATAAATAATCGTATTCCTATGCCTCCTGACTCTGTGGATCATAGTAAAGTTCCAGACCCAGCTGTAGGTGCTTTTCTTAGTGGTCGTTATGAACAGTGTAGTGAAGATTGTGCTACTACTATTGATATGGAATTAGATTTTGGTTCTTCTGAGATATGGAATTATAATCTTAAACATCATCCTTTAGTAAGTACTACTGGTGAATTAACTGTATTGAATATAGCATGGGAGCCTACTCAATATCCTGATAGTGATAATAACTCTCATGGTCTTTGGTTAGATACTGAGATACTTACTACACTTACAGATGAGAGTATTACTGATTTAGATAAAATTAATTATCTAAAGAAGATTTATTATAGTAATACAAATCTATATGATCATCTGACATATATGCTAAGACATGCTGAATCTAAACGTATGTATGATATATACAAAGTTCTATTTGACTCATTTATGGAAACAAAGATGAATCATGATTACTATGGTCAGATTGATAGAAATGGAAATCCTGTATATACTAATGAGAATGATACTAGTGAGTTATATTATCTTACATTATCAGATGAAGTAGAATGTGATCCTAATGGATTTCCTATATTCGAAGGTACTGATTTAGAGACAAACAAAGTAGCTTATTATCAGTTCGATTATAAAAAAGCTGTAGAAACTAACTTCAAAGTTTGTGAATATTATAATATAGCAAATCCTAGTGAAGTTTATGATTGTTTCTATAATATGAGAACTATTAATGGTGAAGAAGAGAAACATATTTCTTCCCAAGTTCTGAAAATCATTTCTTTACATTTAATGTAAATGAACAGAATTATCTTGTTTATAATGATAACCCATCTATTAAGATTCCTGTTGATCTTGATAGCGATGGTAATGTTATTATAGATGAGAATAAGAAGTATGTTATTATAGAAGATGAAGATGGTAATTATACTGTCGAAATAGTAGATAAGTCTGAGAAAGTTACTAATGGTAAGGAAGTAATTATTACAAAGAAGATTGCAGAAAGTTATTATGACTTCTTAGAGTATCGTAATCCATCATTATATGCTCTATTGATTGATTTGAAATATAATTACGATAACGTACCAGTAAAGGTTGATGACAATGATTCTGTTGTGAGATATATGCCATCTGATGAGAAAAAGAAAAGAATAGAAACACTATGTGAACTTATTGTAGAAGCACTTGAGAAGTACTTTGATAAGTCTGAATGGCGTTATCTATTCAATCTTATTCCTACTGCTAATATAGAGAATATTCAGAATTATATAATGAAGATGGTAGTATTCTTCAAGTCTTGGAAAACACAGATTCTTGATACTACTGTAAGTTATATAATTGATGACCCATATAATAACCATGTACATATACTTGATGATATGTATTATAATACAACGTTTGATAATTTACTTGAAAAGGTTCGTCCTAAAGAATATAAGTATTTTGAAAATCATACAGTATATAAAGACCCTATAAAAGTTGGGGAAGATTTACAAATGAATGATGTACATTACGAACCTTACACTATAGACTTTGGATTTGCTGAGAAGATTTATGGTCATAGATTTGATTATCCAAATTTAACGTCAAAACTAATCTTTAAAGATAAAATTGGTCCTAGTGAAAAACTTGAAATGAATACCGTTTATTATACTGGAGAAGTTCAGCAAGATAGTAACGGTAATATTTTATTACCATAAGGAGGTATACTTGTATGAATAAACAACTTAAAATCTTTGATGATAATGCTGGAAAAGGTAATATCCTTAAAAGTGATGGAGCTAACATCAAAGGTACTGATATTATTCTTAAGTCACTTGACAGCGGAAAGGTTTTGTTTCGTGGAAGTAACAAAGTAATTATTTCTGGTTCTGAGTTCAATGCAATTAAGGATTTCGATTATGATAACTTTGTTGGTGATGTTGATTATCTTGAATCTATTCCTAGCTATGATGCTGCATTTAAAGCTGCTTCTAAATCATTTAAGACACCTGATAGTGTAGAAGTTCCAATCTCTATGGATGATTTCTCTAGTAGTGTTGGCTATACATTCTATACTGGTGAAAGTGGTCAGAATAGTATGCTAACACCATTTAAGAGTCTTAGTATTGATGATCATTCAGCACATACATTATATAGACATGTAGCACGTCGTGTTTGTCTATGGTGTGTAGGTATCGATGGTTGTGGTATCGAAGCATCTCGTGTATTCAAGGTTCATAATACTAAGTGGATTGCACCATATGGTTATTGGGATTACAATGATGGTACTGGTGGTAATAACACATATCCTACATCTAATAGTGGTGATTTAACATGTTTGATTCCATTTAAGTATAGAACAACAGATGCTGATTTATCTACTACATATAGAAAACAGTACTTTGGACGTATGCAGACAAACAATGCAATTGGATACTTCTTTAAGACATTTGATGAGGATCCTATCCTTATTCGTCAGTATGCTGATGATAGTACAGGTCTTGAAGCTGTAGATGATGTATGGAAAGATAAGCGTTCATCTGAGGGTGAAGTTGTTGTAAAACTTAAGATGAGTGTTTCTGCATCTGATTGTAGAGAATATTTCAATCGTTCTGTAGGAAACAATGATTCTAAGATTAATACTATTTCATTGTGTACAGCAATTCCTTATCTTAAGAATGATGAACTTATGTATGCTGATATTAGACCATTCACTAGATTCAACTTCCCTAACGAAGCTCTTATTGATTATTCTAAGGGAATTGATATCACATATTATCTGTATTACTAATATTATAACAAAAAATAAAGCAGGTGGTAACAAATACCACCTGCCCATTTTTATTCTTTGTAATTCTGACAAGCTTCAATCATTGAATATTCTTCATCGGTAATTTCATCAATGCCAAGCTGAGTAAATGAATTGATACAAATCATTGTATCAGTCTGTAATGACATCTTTCCATTAAACATTCCATCGTTATAAGATACCTGCATACTAAGACGAGGATTAAATAACTTTGCTGAATTAATCAGAAATTCGTCATTAATGATAAGCATTATATTGAGAGTATCGCCATCGAAATCTGCACCCATTGATTTAAGAATCTCGTGAGGTACATGACAACTGTATGTGTCATCTTTTGTAACTCCGATTACATGAAGCTGAATAATAGATGCTGGTGAAATACTTGGATTACGATTGAGGATTACTGCTACATACTGATTATCAATTATATTCTGAATAAGATCAGCAATAACAGGATTATACTCAATACGTGATTCATCCCAAATACGATATGCTTCTGAAGGACTATAGGTTTTTGACAGGATATTAATGATAGTCAAACTCATAAGTTCTACAAGTGTAGGATATGGAAGAATTACTTCATCAATTCTCAGATTAGGGTCAGGAATAATAACGTTTCTTGCAGTGAAGTTACAACGTCCACCATTAAGAGAACGAATATATCCTTTCTTCTGTGCAATAATCTTTTCAAGATCAGCATATATTTCCATATACTTCATTTGAATATCATACAGAATCTGATTAGTAGGTTTCTTTCTTCCTCTTGAGAATATCTTGTCACTGTTTAATTTAGCAGCAAGACCAGCAATAACGTTATATAACGCATTATTACCCTCGAAGTTAAATCTATTCTGTTTAATAGAGAATGGTCTTAACTGAGAAGTATATACAGGAAGACAATGTGTAAACACTAAGTCTTTATACGTTATAATATCCTCATAGTAAGCCATCTTATTTACATTAGACTTATACTTGTTTCTGAAGAACTCAAGAATCTCATCGAATCTTTCTTTCATTTCTTCAAAACCAATTCCAATGAATGGATTAGACTTTGTCTGTTCTTTCTCAATAACAAATCCATCTTCATCAATCTTATTATCGAAATTGATTATAGCATCAAGATTCTTTTTGCCTATAAAGGCAATAAGTTTCTTGAACATATTTGGATGAATGACAGTATAGTCATTTATCTTAATCCATCCAGTAATACTAAAGTCATTACCAACATAACGAACCTTAGTATGACATATTGGACAAAGCAATCCATTATTTACCTTCATCATGGTTCTTCCACATTTACATTTATATATGTCACCAAACGGAGTCATATCGTCAATCTGAAGACCGTATCTTGAAGAGAATATACTGTCCTCTGAACGAATATCTTTCTTGATATCTTGTTTCTTTGTTATATAGAAACCATTACCAGAAATGATATCCTTCTCACATTCCTCATCAAAGTTGATAGGAATTATACGTGTTTCGATTTTGTATGTCGGCTGTCCATTTTCGTTCAACGGTATATTGAACGGAT